TTCTCCTAAGTCTTTATACATAGGATGAGTATCGTCCATTATGACGTCTATTACTCTAACTACTTCTGTTGGTTGAGCTTGTGCACTATTATCTGCTGCTGCCCCTGTAAAGTCTATGTTAAGCATAATTACTCTTCTTCTTTATCTTCTTCTTTTTGTTTATCTACTAACTCTTCTTTGATATCTTCTGATTCTTCTAATAAATCTTGTAAAGATTCGAAGTCGAACATATCTTCACCGGATACTCCTTTAGCTTGTGCAATTTCCATTCTCTGTATAATTGTAGCAAGTTTAACTAAAGCATCATCATTCTTTACTCCTATTTCCATGTACTCTTTAATCATAGGAACAATAAGAGTTGCATCGCCGATATTTTCGATAAGAGGTTTAAGTTCACCGATGAGAGAATTCACCCGTTGTTTAGTCTCTTTAGAGTTATCGTAAATCTCACCAAAAAGATCAGATAAAGTTTTACCTTTAAATATTTCTTTATCAGTACTCATACGTTTTTACTTATAAATAGATTTAAAGTTCTTTTGTACGAATTAATCCTACTTCATTATATTTATCGTATAGTACGTAAAAGTGTTCTTTTAACCTGTTTACTACTTTGGTCAAATGAGGTGTTTCACAATCTGTCATCTCTCTAATATAGATATAGAGTGCTTTTTTCTTAAAAATATCTAAGTCTTGCCTGGTCTTAAATATGGTTAATATAGCATCTGCTATTTTCCTTTCACTTTCTTTAGGAAAATTATCTTCTAAATTAATATATGCTTGTTCTACGTACATATCTAAGAATGTACTTAAAGATATAGAGTTATCTTCCTCTTTAATTACTGGTGATTCATACGAATCTTCCATATCATCGAAAGTACCAATTTTCTTTAGTTTTTTATAATTCTTATTATTATAGTTTATTAACCATCTTTTTACTATAGTACCAAAATAAGAATATGCTTTAGCACCGTTATTTTTATCAAATTTCATTATTTTTTCTTCTAATAGCATTGAAACTATCTCGTGTTTAAGATCTTCAATCTTATCCACATCGGTATAATAAAATTTAAAGGTATGTATAATATTTTCCGCTAGCTTGTAAAAAGGAAAATAAATATGTTCTGTAAAGATTTGGTTTCTGTACTCAACGTCTGTTGAAGCATTATATTCGTTTATGTATTCTTCTGTCTCTTTTGTAAAGTAGTTAGCTTTTGATCTCTTTCTTGGCATAATTCTCGGGTAGTTGGTAGTTATCCAACGTTTTCTGTATCAGTTTTAAATTTTCAAAAAAATAACCGACCTCGTCATCAGACTTGAAAACCCCTTTTTCGTCAAGATTGTCTAGGTGCTTTTGTGATTCTACTAATATATTAGAAATATTCAACATATACTTTGCTTGTTCTTCAGTAACATCTTCGTAATTTTCTACTTTTCTTAGTAGGTTATATATAATATACGATAAAATTATTACTATTCCAACTAATATTCCGGAAATTATGTATAAAGTTGTAGGATTCATGCTCATTTTACAAATTTTTCAATAAATTATTTAAACCTTTAGAAGAATTTACAGTTCTGCCAGTAGTTGACTTTGTTTTAGTAGTTTTAGGTTTGCTAGAACCTCCTTTTCTTTTCCAAGTATCGTATTCAACTTTAGAAGCTAAATAGTCAGCAGAATGTAAAACTGAGATAATAGATGTTTTCTGTCTTGAAGATTCCATATTGCTAAAGAAATAAGCTTCATTTGCTTTATCAAATACGCCATCGTGACATCTTATGGCTAAAAACTCTTTTTGAGATACTTTAATACCGAATTTCTGTAGTATAAATAAAGATCTGTCTGGAATAAGCATAAAATCTAAATCTCCATTATAGGAATACATCTCTGATAGTTTATCTCTTCTCCATTTATCCGTCTGAGGTATGTAGTTAGGAACATCTCCGTCTCCTAATTTACCTAAGTCATGGAATAGAGCTGAGAATACTAGCTCTTCTTCCGTGTAATCTACTGTACCTCCCATCTTTTCATAAAGTTTATGTTGTTCGATAGCATACTGTACTACTCTATTTACGTGATCAACGTAACCACCGGCAAAAGCATTATGATACCATGATCTACCAGAAGCAGGTGCCATAACATAAGTATCTTCCATATGATCTAACATCTTATAGACTAGTACTAAACGTTCAGGACTTAAGTAATGGTCTATAATTTTTTTATGTTTATCGTAGTTTTTTTGTATTTGTTCGGCACTTAACATAGGTATCCTTTTTCTATTATTGTATTACTATTATATTTTATTAATTATTATTAATTTATTTATTAATATTACTTAATTACTTATTAATATTTAATTAACATATATAGAAGATATTAAAAAAAAAGCAGAAAAGCAACTATTCTATAATATATTTTCCAATATAGTGATCTTTTTCTACTGAATTACTTCCTGCATCCCAAAATACCTTCATGTAAACTGTGATTGTATCGCCTAAAAACTCTTGAGATATAGGTCCTACCGTTCGTTTAGTAGTGAATCTACCATCAATATCATCTGCAAAGTACACTCTAGTATCGTTTTGAACTACTGGAAATACCATACCTTCAAATTGATTTAAGTAAATAGTGGTGTCTTGAACTGCGATAGGGTAGCCTTAATACGTTTCTAAACCGGTATATGGGTTATAAAGAGGTATACTAAACGCTAAACTATCACCTATCACGTAATAACTATCGGTATCAAACTCAGCAGAAACCACAGGTTGATCGTTATACCAATAAGGAATTGAAGTACGGGTAGCAGTGGCGTCAATAGTAAAATAAGGTAAGTAATCACTATTCCATTCTAAGTCTACGTGTGTATAACCGTTACTGTCCACGGTATATTGACTAGATATGAACGCATCACAATCACCACTTTGACATGTGTTAGGTATCAATACTTCTTTTTCGCATGAGGAAATGAGGGCGATTATGGCCAACGACGCCGCCGCGCGAAACGCGCGAAGTTGCCCCGAAAATTTATAATTTTTTATCATATAACCTTTATTTAATAATATATCTAAATATACGAAAAATAATGGAGATATGCAACTTTTTAAACTACTACTTTAACGTTTGTTTATTGATGATATCGTAAACTTCTTCTAAAACTAATAAGTCTTTATATTCAACGATTTTAGCACATTTTTCATATTCTTCTACTTTTACAAAGAATTTTATCATATGCTCTAAAGCTAACATGATTTCATCACGAGAATAGCTTTCTCCTATATGGTATGCGGTTTCTAATTGTCTAAGATCGATGCGATTAAGGTAATTGAAGAGTTTATTGTAGTATTTGTGTTTAATAGAAGGTTCTTGCTCTTTAAACATCTCTGGATACTTGCGATTATATATAAGAGACATAAGCCTATAGTTCTCTAACCCTCTTAATACCATTCCCATTAGTACAAACGGGTTTTTTAGAACATCTTGCTGGCCGTGCTCTTTATATATCTCTTCATCGCCTTGTTCAAAGATACTGAATAACGTATGTGGATCTAACTTATTCATCTGATAATAAATAGGGGGTTGTATATATGAAAAAATTTGGGAAAAAATTTTCCCCGTATCTGTTGGATTTTAGCCAAAAAGTTCTTATATTAAATAATATACATAAAATTAGATGTCTAAGACAGAAGAATACTTATACGCTGCATATGAACAAGGTAAAAGAGATGTTCTACTTAAAAAAGCAAGAGAAATCCGTCAAGCACCGCAGAATAAGTTTATCGAACAAGGAGACTTGTACGAAAAAGCCTTCATAGCGTTAGTAAAAGAAGGTGTACTCTCAGAGATATCGTACGATTAGGTGTATATACAGGTAAAATAAATATATGTTAATAATTAAATTAAAGAAAGGTGAACAGATAGGTAGAGCTCTTAAACGTTATAAACAAAAAGTACGTAATACCAAACTGATACCATCTATTAGAGAGAGACAAGAGTATATTAAACCCTCTGATAAGAAGAGAAGAAAGAAACAAATAGCTATTAAGACAAGGAAATGGAGGGAGGCTAATGAAGAATAAGGAGAAATTAGACTTATCTTCGATTTTCTTAATACTTTTTATGATAATTGTCTTTCTAATAGGACTTTATCTTTAAATAAATATATACATATATATTACTATATACCTAAAAATCGTAGGAATTATGCGAATAGGTCTGGCAGAATCACGCAGATTACCAACCCTTTAGGGAACTATACTGTCAGTGTTATATCACCATGATGTCTAGATG